TCCGAGAAGGACTCAGCTTAGGCCGAGCCACTTCCTTTGAGGAATACAAAGGAACTTGCGGCGAGATTAAAGGTCTGCTGGTCGCTAAGGGATTCATATTAGACCTCATGCAAAAAATGGAAGAATCAGATGACTGAATTTGACGTCAGTGCTGTAGACCTTTCTGGCATTCTCAACAAGGATGCGGAAGAAAAGGCCAAGCAGCTCCCCGATCCAGCGGGCTTTATGCTCCTCACCGTAGTGCCAGAAGCTATGGAAGAGTACGCAGATAGCGAAGTTGGGTTAATTAAAGACAGCCAGACAATGCATTACGAAGAAGTGCTGACTCCCGTGCTGTTTGTAGTCAAGATGGGCCCAGAAGCCTATCAAGATAAAACGCGGTTCCCTAGTGGCCCCCGTTGTAAAACTGGCGATTTTGTTATCGTCCGCCCCAATACAGGCACACGCCTAAAAATTCATGGCCGAGAGTTCCGAATGATCAATGATGATTCGGTCGAAGGCGTTGTGCAAGATCCACGCGGCATAGCCCGCGCAGCTTAAGGAGGACATATGAACCAAGAATTCAAATTCCCCGACGAGATTGAAAATACTCAAGAGGAAAACACCCCTGAGATTGAGATTGAAATAGTAGATGACACACCGGAATACGACCAAAAACGTGATCCGATGCCCAAGGAAATCGTAGAAAAGCTCGACAAAGACGAGCTGGAAGAATACGACGACACGGTAAAAGAAAAACTAAAGCAGATGAAAAAAGTCTGGCACGACGAGCGCCGCGAGAAAGAAGCCGCCCATCGTGAACGGGAAGAGGCCATAGCCTACGCCAAGAAGATCGCCGAAGAGAACAAGAAGATGCGGCAGATGATTACTTCTGGCGAAAAGGAGTATGTGGAAACTATCCAGTCTTCAGCCAACATGAGTTTAGAAATGGCTAAGAAAGGATACAAGGAAGCATACGAATCTGGTGATGTGGATCAGATGATGGAGGCTCAGCAGAAGTTGCAAGAAGCCAACCTTCGTTTAATGCGCGCTAACAGTTTTAAGCCAACTGCTTTACAAGAAGAGAAATTTGAGGTACAAACTCAACCTGAGCAGATTCAATCTGTACCTAGACCTGACGAACGCGCTGAAAATTGGCAAAAACAAAATAGGTGGTTCGGGTCAAATAAGGTAATGACTGCAATGGCTTTAGGCTTACACGAAGAGCTTAAAGACACTGGAGTACCAGTTGGATCTGACGAATATTACGAAACATTGAACAAAACAATGCGTCGTCGTTTCCCAGAGCAATTTGAGGAAACACAAGAGGAAGAAGTTCCTAAAGCGCCAGCGGCTCGACCCAAACAAAGATCCGTAGTTGCTCCAGCGATGAGGACGACTTCGCCTACCAAGGTGAGGCTGTCACAGACGCAAGTGAATTTAGCAAAAAAATTCAACATAACACCAGAGCAATACGCAATTGAACTTAAGAAACTTGGAGGCTAATATGAATGATGTAGTACAAACCCGTAAACCCCGTGCAACAGAAACGCGCGAGACAGAAATGCGACCTATGGCTTGGAGACCTCCAGAGGCACTTCCAAGTCCTGATGATCGCCCCGGTTGGAAGCATCGCTGGGTTCGTATTAGCATGATGGGATCATCAGATCCAAAGAATATTTCTTCTAGTTTGCGAGAAGGTTATGAGCCTTGCAAAGCAGAAGAGTATCCTGAGCTGATGATGCACGCAACTACTGAAGGTCGATTTAAGGGAAGCATTGAGATGGGTGGATTATTGTTATGCCGCATTCCGTCAGAGTTTTTGAAGCAGAAGTCAACGTACTACTCTAATCAAAACAAAGCTCAAATGGATTCGGTAGACAACAGTTTCATGCGAGACAACGATCCACGGATGTCAAAGTTTTCTGAGAAATCAACCAAAGTAACATTTGGTTCTGGTTCTTAAATTTTTAAAGGAGTCTTAAATGGCTTATCCCGTTGTTTCAGCCCCTTACGGGCTAAAACCGATCAATCTGATCGGTGGTCAGGTATTTGCAGGTTCTACCCGCGAATATCCGATCCCATACGGCTACTCGACTAACATTTTCTACGGTGACCTAGTAGGTCTGAGCCGTGGTAATGTGGCTCGTTTAGCTGTCAGCACTGGTACTCTTGGTACTGTTACAGGTGTTTTCTTGGGTTGTTCTTTTACAAACCCATCCACAAAACAAAAGCAATTTCAGCAATTTTGGCCTGCTTCAACGCTAGCTGGAGATGCAGTTGCTATTGTTTGTGATGACCCTGACACAGTGTTCAAAGCTGTCGTTTGTTCTGCTACTACTGTTGTTGCTTCTGGCGCCCGCGCCATGATCGGTCAAAACTTGGCTATGATCAACAACGCTACTGGTAACGTGAATACAGGCGATTCTTCTAACGCTTTGTTGGCTCCCAACAATACGCCGGATACTACCGATGCGTTGCCAATCCGTGTTTTGGGCTTAGTGCCTGACACCGTTGTCACCTTGGGTTCTGCTACCTACACTAGCATCTCTACCGCTACTGTTACCTGCTCTGCTTTGCCTTTCGCATTGCCTGTCGGTACAGACGTTGGTTCACTTGCTTCTAATGGTCAGTACATCCCCTCGGGCTCGTTTGTTGATACAGCAGCCGCTGCTGGTGCAACATCGTTCATCTTGAACCAAGCTCCAGTTACAGCTTTTGCTGCTAGCTCGACCATTGTGTTCGCACAGTACCCAGAGTTGCTGGTTAAGTTGAACTTCGGTCAACACCAGTATTACGCTGCCACAAGCATTGCTTAAGGAGTAATTTAAAATGGCTATTTCACGCGCACAACTACTTAAAGAACTCCTTCCCGGCTTGAACGCTTTGTTCGGTCTAGAGTACGCCCGTTATGGTGAGGAACATAAAGAGATTTATGAAACCGAAACCTCTGAGCGTTCTTTTGAAGAAGAGACCAAACTGTCTGGCTTCTCTGCTGCACCAGTCAAGAACGAAGGCTCAGCCATCGCTTATGACAATGCTCAAGAGGCATGGACAACTCGCTACAACCACGAAACCATTGCTTTGGGTTTCTCAATCACTGAAGAAGCGATTGAAGATAACTTGTATGACTCTTTGTCTGCTCGTTACACCAAAGGTTTGGCCCGTGCTATGGCTTACACCAAGCAAGTCAAAGCTGCTGCCGTGTTGAATAATGGCTTTTCTGCCCTGTATACGGGCGGCGACGGCCAAGCATTGTTCTCTAGCGCACATCCTTTGGTTTCTGGTGGCGTTAACAGCAATACCCCATCTACCCAAACCGATTTGAACGAGACTTCTTTGGAAGCCGCCGTTATCCAGATCGCTGCTTGGACTGATGAGCGTGGACTGTTGATCGCTGCTAAGCCTAAGAAGTTGATCATCCCACCAGCATTGCAATTCGTTGCAACTCGTTTGTTGGAAACCAAACTCCGTGTTGGTACTAACAACAACGACATCAATGCTCTTGAGAACAATGGTGCCATCCCTGATGGTTACACCATTAATCACTTCTTGACTGACACTAGCGGTTGGTTCTTGACTACTGACGTTCCTAACGGTTTGAAGCACTTCATCCGCACTCCGCTGTCTAACAGCATGGACGGTGACTTTGATACTGGTAACGTCCGTTACAAGTCCCGTGAGCGTTACAGCTTCGGCTGGTCTGATCCTTTAGGTGTGTTCGGTTCTTCTGGATCGTACTAATCCGTAAGGTAAAAAAAGGGGGCTTAGGCTCCCTTTTTTATTGACTTAATTGTTATTTGGTGTATATTCCAATCATCTGGGTGATCCGCTTTTACCACCACTGCCCCAGCAGACGATGCAACGATCGGTAAGGGCACTTTTGCATAAGGACTTTTGTCATGGCACGTTCCACTTTTGAAGGCCCAGTATTAGCTGGCGATAACCGTTTTGGCCCACTGCGTAACGTAGGTTACATGCAGCTTGTTCAAGACACTAATGTTGTTTTAACAAACGCAACAAATGCTACTGCTGGTTACGGCGGTGTTTCTGGTCAGTTTGTTAACGGCAACGGTATTCCCAACGTAAACGCAACTGTTTACACTCCCTCTTCTAGCGTTTATCCGCCTACAGCAGCCACAATTACTGCTGATACGGTTTCTACTACCACAGGTACTTTGTATCGCGGTATCGTGATGTATTTGCCTTATGGCTCTACCATAAATGACATCCTCATTGACACCAACGTAGCAATTACTTTGAGTGCTGGTACTGCTGGTACTGTGACTGGCAAGATTGGTAACAACTTTGATACAACCACATACGGCAGTATCACTACCATGAACGCTGCAACAGGCCGCAACACCGTGGCTCAAACTGGCGCTCAGTTGTTGTCTTGTCAGTCAACTACTGGAGATGTACTCTACTCTCCAGCACAAGGCTCTGGCCCTAACAGCAACATCTTGTCTCAAGTTGTTTTGACGATCACTATCCCCTACACAGGTGGTACAAGCGGTGTGTTGTCTACTTTTACAGCAGGCACGTTCAGCATGGCAGTTCGTTACACACAGCTTGATGGCAACATCGGCACAACGACCACTTACCCATACGGTAACTTTGACTAATCAGTCCTAGGGGCTTCGGCCCCTTGTTTTTAAACAAGGAGATTAGTATGCCAGCATTTGGAAGCGCATCCCCATCGTCAGTTACCCAAAAAGGTAAGTTTGAACCTTGGGATTTACAAGTAGCCCGTGGGCAGATTTCGCTCCACCAGTCTATTTTTCAATTTGGTCAAGCACCAACCGTAACATCTGCCCAGTCTATTTGGCCCGGTAGTGGTGTTTATGCTTTTCCAGCAGCCGCAACTGTAATGAAGATTTCTAGTGGAAGCGCAAATGATGCATCCGCTGGAACAGGCGCACGCACAGTTCGTATTACTGGGTTAAATTCTAGTTATAACGTAATTTCTGAAATTGTTATATTAGATGGCCAGACTGCGGTAAATACCACCAACAGTTACTTGCGTATCAATGATTTTGAAGTATTAACTTGCGGTAGCAACAACACCCAAGTTGGTATCATTTACGCTGGTACAGGAACAGTAACGTCTGGCGTTCCAGCCAATGTTTACTCGTTAATGCCTGTTGGCTATAACAAGCAGACCCAAGCAATTTTTACTGTACCTGCGGGATATACAGCATATGTTTCTAGTTACACATTTACGTCTAACTGTGCTACAGCTAACGTGATTGCGTCTGGCTACCTGTACACATACGTGAGCGCAAATGCTTTCCCTTCTATTGAAGCCACTGCAAGATTTAATGTGGGCGGTTCTTTTGATCGCCACTTTGATTACCCGCTACCTTTTGTTGAAAAGACAGATTTGGATATGCGTGCTCTTGCCGCAACTTCATCTCAAATAACAGGCGAAATGCACATCTTGCTAGTTAAGAACGATAGTCAAACGGCGTAATGTATGGCAAAGTCTCCAGCTTGGCAACGCAAAGAGGGCAAGAACCCCAACGGCGGATTGAACGCCAAGGGCCGAGCCTCTGCGAAGAAAGAAGGTCACAACTTGAAACCTCCTCAACCAGAGGGCGGATCAAGGCGCGACTCTTTCTGCGCCCGCATGAGTGGGATGAAAAAGAAATTGACATCCGAAAAAACAGCGAACGACCCGAACTCTAGAATTAATAAGAGCCTGCGCGCATGGAATTGCGCGGAAGGTGGTTATATAAAATCTGCAGATGGTATAGCCCAAAAGGGCAAGACCAAGGGAAGAATGTGCTAATGGATGCAAACCTTATTTGGTCAGCAGTTTTGTCTATAGTGATGGGGGCATTTGGCTTCTTCATGCGGGAGAAACTTGCCCAAGTAAAAGACATAGGCGAGGACATTAAACGTGTCGAGCGTCTACTAAACATAACCCGTGAGGAGGTAGCCCGTGATTACGTTACTCAAGCAGAAATTCAACGCATTACTGACCATATTGACCAGCGCTTTAATCGTCTTGAAGCAAAGATTGACCAGCTTATTCAAGCGGGAAAATAATGCCAAGTAAGAGCAAAGCTCAGCACAATCTCATGGAAGGCGTGGCACACAATGCCGCGTTCGCCAAGAAGGT